GGATAAAATTAAAGCTAGATTGTTATATGAAAAACAAAAGGCAGAAAATAGTTTAAATTAACTATTGACAACCCTATCCTACTTATTGTAGGATAGGGCAGAAAGGAAATATAAATATGACAGCAGAAAGAAAACAATTACCAACCGAGGGCAACGGAACGATAGTTTATTACTCTCAAAAAGATAAAAAACATATCTCTAGACGAGGAGTACATGACGAGAAATCTCGTATAGATACAAACAAGAAAGGCGAGGAATACTATGTCTATTATGATTTAGACGCATGGGGATATAGAACTGCAAAGAAATGGAGTGTTAGATGAGTTGGCAAGTAGCTTTTTTTAATATTGCATTTGTTTTAATTTTCTTTGTATTAATGAAAATAGGTATGGTTATATGAAACTTTGCCAAGGACCGCTGTGTCATACTTACGAAACACAGGACCGATTGCGAGGTCCTAAAGGCGCCAAGGTAAGACAAACTAGAAGAAGAAGTCAATTTTATTATTTAGGTGGTAACGCGTGCGATACGCGTTGCCAACAAGATTGGTTCGATAAATTTGGCGAGCAAGCTTTAAATCACTTTGGCAAGATTAAAGAACCATTAAAACAAACTGAAGAAAACTCATGGCGCAAGAACAGACGATATTGGTGGAACCATGGCGAGCATGGTTACAACTATGAGTTTTATAATTCTGTAAGTCAGGAACGAATTCCATTGACCGAGGCTCAATACAATGATAACAATTACACCATAGAAAGGATAAACATATGACAAAAGAAAATAAGTTCTTCGGCAAGGATTGGAGTAAAGGAGAGATTAAGTTTCCTAAACATCTAACACCTGAGATAATACACACAGCATTATTCATATCTAATTCTAATAACTTGGATAGCGTTCAGAATAGAGTAGAGTATTGCGTTAAACAAATAGGTGACGAGGCAATGTCCTACGCTATGGCATTGTTAATATTACCCACGCTTATGGACATGGTAAAAGACCACCCAGACTATAAAGATTTTTTAGAACTACGTAAAAAAAAGACTCACTAAACCACGACCCTCGGCGCTTCGCAGCGCCGAGGGGTCCCAGCCAAATCCAGATATCCTAATATAACAACACCCCCACCCCCCTAAATTGCAAAAAGGGGTCCCACTACTTTAGGTTGTATTGCTTGATTTAGACAGTCATAGCTGATAAAAACATTTTGGTACCATGGACTTGAATCAGGTTGACATAAGTAAATTACCTGCAGACGTGAGGAAGACTTTCAGAAAACTTCAAGTCATGCACGCAGAAAAAAAGATACAGAATAAAGCTCAAGACGACTTTCTATCTTTTGTAAAATGTGTATGGCCAGAATTTGTTGAAGGGTCCCATCACAGACACATTGCAGAAAAATTTAATAAATTAGCTACGGGCGAAATAACTCGTTTGATAGTTAACATGCCGCCAAGACATACTAAGTCGGAGTTTGCCTCATACTTACTTCCGGCTTGGATGGTGGGCCGTAATCCAAAACTCAAAATCATTCAGGCAACTCACACAGGAGAATTAGCAATTAGGTTTGGACGTAAAGCAAAAAATTTAATTGACTCTGAAGATTATTCTAAAATTTTTAAAACAACTCTACAGGAAGATAGCAAGGCCGCTGGTAGGTGGGAAACAGCACAAGGCGGAGAATACTTTGCAGCTGGAGTAGGCGGTGCCATCACCGGCCGGGGTGCTGACCTTTTAATTATAGATGACCCACACTCTGAACAAGATGCAATGTCCAAGACTGCTTTAGAGTCTGCTTACGAATGGTATACATCAGGACCAAGACAAAGGATGCAACCAGGCGGTAAGATAGTTTTAGTTATGAC